CTGTAGCCTATTGGGTAGACATCAAGCGGCTAACATGATGCCCAAATAGTACGGCCTATTATTTATGTCTCGCAGTACCATGGACGTGAAAACGCTAGACAGACTGGGGAGGTGGGTATGTCGTGCCCATTTGAACCTTGCCTTTAAAGGTTTACACAACAAAACGACTGGCGTAATCAAATACGTCAGGGTGAAAGTGCAAACCTGATAATACAGCGTAGTCACCTCGTGAAATACGCTCTTCATAAAACAGTTGTTCATCAACCGTTATATGGAACATTTCTTCAAACAAGATCCTAGTCTCAAAAAAAGGTGCTGGTTCTCTGGGTCGATAATTTTCAGCCTTCATCTCCTGTATGAGCTTATGATTATGATAATCAATGACCCATGTTGGGGACAAATGCTTCAATTTACAATACAGAGTATAAGCCAAGCTGCTGACAATAGGGCAATCAGGTGTCTCATACAGCGTGCTAAGACACTTCGAGAGCAATAACTTAAGTAAGGTCTTCCGATTACCAGAAATGGCAGTGTTGGTCCAACCAAATTTTTGGCAAAACTTGTAAGGATCCCTAACACATTCACCATCTCGTGCAAATGTCAAACCACAAAAATTAGCTTTCTCAGGTGAATCAACACGTTGTATTTTAATATTAAATCCCAACGCCTTAAACATGTCAGCATCCAATTCAACATTGGACCCTATGAGACCGTCATCTCCTTCAATCAGGCAATCGAATTTTTCTGAGAAGCCATGCAATGCCATCAAGTATGACAGGACCAAATAATTGGTTAACCCATTACCCAAAGAAGTGCACATCTCACCAGACATGCGCCTTCCTCGGATGTTACAACGCATCCCAGTGCGCGTAACACACTTATTGACACCACAAAGCGTAGAATGAAAAATCCTAAAGCCCTTTGCCCAAGTTTTAGCAAACGCCTGTTCATAAACTACCATTTCAACGGCATCCATAATTTCTGGAGTCATCGAAGCTTCAAAAGAGGAATAATCCGTTTCGTAATAATATTGATAATTACGGCGCAAATCATTGATCTTCATCCAGCGGTCTTTGACAGGCACGTGCTTGACAAAAGGTTTAAAGGAGTAGACAATTTGTTCTAGTGCTTTAATGGCGGGCCCACAAAACACTTTGAAGAAATCGGTGCGTGAATTGATCATCCGAGCGCACTTGTACTCTGGATAGCACTCGGACTTAACAAAAGAGTTTACTCGTACGCACTGCCTATGAGTGGGGTAACCCCCACTCATTCTCTCAAAGGCACGCCTGAGTTCGGCGCGCCTGGGTCCTGAGTAGTGTGTGGTAAGAAGCCATTCCTCGAAATCGTAGGGCTGGACTGATGGGATATGATCACGCGCCCAATCACGTACGTAATTGCGCAAGCCATCAAGAGTTGCCCTCCTGGAATCAAGGCAATTGCACCGACCAAGACAGGTACAGCGCTGAGGAATAGGCATCGTACGATTGACCCTACTACTAAAAGCCAAATGAACCGTAGCAGGGTCGTGGAACGTGTATAAGATTTATTAAAGAGCTTATTTACACTCACTATGGGCCATCCGACTTATGGTGGCGGGTCCCATAGGAGGAGTGTACGCGAATACTATTCCGGGTTCATGCTAGTCCCGTCTGTAAGCAGTTCCATACCCATTACAAAGCTTTACAGCTCGCATTTAGCGGCCTTTACAGCAATAAATTGTATGGTCAAAAGGGGACTTTACAGCATTTGCATGCTTTTACAGGCCCCAATCTAGTAGACTTACAGCAAAGAACCGTTATGGGTGGCGATCGGCTACGCCTCAGCGCTCCGTGCTAGACCTTCCGTGGATCCCGCGAAGGATTGCATGTTTACCACAGACTATTAACCCACGCCATAACGTTATATTCGCCTCAGCACAACGTGGCCTTGTTGCACTGCTCACGTTCCCAAGCCATATGAATTATCCAAGAAAGGTTTGAGACTCCTTTAGGATTTGCATACTCGACACCTTGGCTTTTGTCGGATGACCTCCTGAATTCTTTTAAAGAATTCCATTCCCTTCCCAGAAGAAAGCTACGTAGTTGCTCGTAGAGAGGTAAAGAACTCCAACATGTGTCACACTATCATATCCATCCCCTATTGCGACTTATGGTGGCGCACATAAACAGGTGCATGGTATTTAGTAACACTTGGGTGTAGGCGTCTCACGTACCACATGGACTACCTAAAATCTTAAGCACATGTATGACTCACAATTGGGAG